GCAGGCGAAGAATCCCGCTCCAGGAGAAAAAGGCACACCAAAAACAGAAACCGGCCGTTCCGTGGACGTACTCATGGAGCGGCTTAATTTATTAAAGCGATGAGAAGGAGGATTCCATTATGACGATTCTTGAACTGCGTGAGAAACGCGCGAAGGCATGGGAGGCGGCGAAGGCATTCCTGGATTCCCACAGGAAGGAGAACGGCACCCTTTCCGCAGAGGATGACGCCGCATACACAAGGATGGAGCAGGAGATTACCGACCTTGGGAAGGAGATCGCAAGGCTGGAGCGGCAGGAGGCGCTTGAAGCGGAGCTGAACCGCCCGGTCAACAAGCCCCTCACAGGCAAGCCGGGCGGAAAGGCGGATGCGGACGGCGGGGAGGATAAGACCGGGCGCGCCTCCGACGATTACCGGAAGAACTTCTGGAACGCCATGCGCTCCAAGGCACCGATGCCCGCAGTCACCAATGCCCTGCAGGTCGGCACGGACTCCGAGGGCGGCTATCTGGTACCGGATGAATACGAGCGCACATTGGTGGAAGCACTGGAGGAGGAGAACATCTTCCGGCAGATGGCGAAGGTCATCAAGACCTCCAGCGGGGACCGCAAGATTCCCGTGGTGGCTTCCAAGGGTACGGCGTCATGGATTGACGAGGAGGGCGCATACCCGGAGAGCGACGATTCCTTCGGGCAGGTTTCCATCGGGGCTTACAAGCTGGGCACTATGATTAAGGTTTCCGAGGAGCTGTTAAACGACAGCGTGTTTGACCTGCAGTCCTATATCTCCCGCGAGTTTGCCCGCCGCATCGGGGCGAAGGAAGAGGAGGCGTTCTTCACGGGGGACGGCAAGGGCAAGCCGTTAGGGGTGCTTGCGGCCACTGGCGGCGCGGAAACGGGCGTGACCGCGGCATCTGCCACGGCAGTGACGGCGGATGAGCTGATGGATCTGTATTATTCGCTGAAATCCCCGTACCGCAAGAAATCCGTGTGGGTGCTGAACGACTCTACCATCAAGGCCATCCGCAAGCTGAAGGACAATAACGGGCAGTACCTGTGGCAGCCGTCCCTGGCAGCCGGGACGCCGGACATGATCTTAGGCCGCCCCATCAAGACTTCTGCATATATGCCGGCCATTGCCGCGGGAGCGAAGACCATCGCTTTCGGTGATTTCAGCTACTATTGGATTGCTGACAGGCAGGGGCGCAGCTTCAAGCGCCTGAATGAGCTGTTTGCAGCCACCGGGCAGGTGGGATTCCTCGCTTCACAGCGTGTGGACGGGAAGATGATCCTTGCGGAGGCAGTGAAGGTGCTGGTGCAGAAGGCCGCATCCGCAGGTTAATGAAAGGGGGCGCTGCAGGCATGGCGGTGACGCTGGAAGAAATGAAGAACTACCTCCGTGTGGATTATGACGATGATGATGCCCTGATTGAAAGCATGGTCAGGGCATCGGAAAAAATCTGCATGGATGTGGCGAGGATGGATGACACGCAGGAATTTTACGCAGTGGAAAATGCAGAGATAGCAGTACAGTATACGGCCGCCTATCTGTATGAACACCGGGAGGATGCCGACCACCATGCCATGATGCTGACGCTCCGTGCGCTTCTTTCCGGCAGCCGGAAGGAGGCGTTCTGATGGAGGTTTCCCTTTTGAATGTCCGCATCACCTTTCAGAAGAATGCCGTGGAGGTGGACAGCATCGGCAACCACAAAAACACATGGGCAGATTATTATTCCTGCCATGCTACAGTAAGCGGTGAGGCCGGGAAGCAGACCAGTGAGACAGATGTGGCCGGAACCGTGGCGGATGAATCGGAGGTTTCGTTTACTGTCCGCTGGTGCAGGAAAGCGTCCGCGGTTGATTCCACGGGGTACCGGGTGGTTTTTGGCGGGGAGCTGTACGACATCCTCGCCATCGACCACATGAATTATAAAAAGAAATGCATCAAATTCAAATGCAGGAAAGCGAGGCGGTGAGGATGGCGAGCGGCGTATCTATCGACCGGATGGCGGAGGAGATCATGAAGGGGCTGACCGAATATGCGGACCTTGCCACGGAGGATGTGAAAAAGGCGGTGAAGAAAGCCGGGACAGCGGTGCGTAAGGACATTGAAGCCAACGCGCCGAAGGACACCGGGAAGTATGCAAAGTCATGGGCGGTGAAGACCACGAAGGAAACATCCAATTCGCTGGAAGTGACGGTGCATTCCAGGAACCGCTACCAACTGACGCACCTTCTGGAACACGGCCACGCCAAGAGGGGCGGCGGGCGCGTCCCGGCAAAGCCGCATATCGCGGCGGCGGAGCAGGCCGGCATAGAGCAGCTTGAAAAAGAGATACAGAAAGCATTGGAGGGATAAATTGTGAAAACATTACTGGCGCTTTTAAAGGAAACCGGCATCCCCTTCGCCTATGACCATTTTGCGGAGGGCGAATCGCCGGAGCCGCCGTTTGTCTGCTACCTCCTGCCGCAGAGCGACAATTTCGCCGCTGACGGCATGGTGTACTTCAAGGCGAGCGGCGTGAAGATAGAGCTGTACACCGACACCAAGGACCCGTCGGTGGAGAAGAAACTGGAGGACGCGCTGGATAAGCGGCGCATCTTCTACAACAAGTCGGAGGTCTGGATTGCCAGCGAGAAGCTGTACGAGGTCCTCTACCAGTTTGACATGGAGGTGGTTTACGATGCCGAAGAAGAATAAAGTGAAATTCAACATCTGCAACGTGCATTACGCGCTGCTGACGCTGGGGACGGACGGGGCGGTGTCCTTTGGCACGCCCGTTGCGATGCCCGGCGCCGTTTCCCTTTCCCTGGACCCCAACGGCGAGCCGAGCAATTTCTATGCGGACGGGTACGCCTATTACACGGTCAGCAACAACATGGGCTACGAGGGCGACCTGGAGCTTGCCATGGTGCCGGAGAGCTTCCGCACCGACGTGCTGAAGGAGTCGCTGGATGAGAATAAAGTGCTTTTAGAGAACGCCAACGCGGAGACGGAGAACTTCGCCCTGCTGTTCGAGTTTGACGGCGATGTGCGGAAAATCCGCCATGTGCTGTACAACTGCTCGGCGGCGCGGCCGACCATTGAGTCCCAGACCAACGAGGAGGAGATCGAGGTGCAGACCGAGACGCTGTCCATCACGGCTGCGCCCCTGGCGAGCGGCTATGTGAAGGCGAAGACCGGGGACGCCACCACGGATGAAGTTTACCAGAACTGGTACAAGAGCGTGTACCTGCCGGATGCGGCAGCGGGCGGGAATACAGATACAGATACCGGCGGCACTGTTGATACGGAAGGGGAGGGATAACCTATGAGCATGAAGCAGAATATCGAGATTGACGGGAAGCAGGTGCCTTTCAGGGCATCCGCAGCCATACCGCGCATTTACCGGATGAAATTCCACCGGGACATCTATAAGGATTTAAGGAGCCTTGAGAAATCCATCGGTGACGGGGACGAGGAGAGTTCCAATCTGGATTTATTCTCTTTGGAGATGTTTGAGAATATCGCCTATGTAATGGCGAAACACGCAGACCCGGATATCCCGGACAGCCCGGAGGAGTGGCTGGATGAATTCAACACCTTCTCCATCTATCAGGTGCTGCCCAAGCTGATACAGCTTTGGGGGCTGAACGTGCAGACGGATGTCCAGTCTAAAAAAAACTTCGCCCGACTGACCGGGAAATGACAACGCCGCTGTTCCTGCTCCGCTGTGTGCAGCTTGGGCTTTCCATCCGTGACCTTGACCTTCTAACCATCGGCATGGTCAATGATATGTTCGCGGAGAGCAGGAACGACGAATACAAGGGCTATAAGGAAATCGCTACCCAGGAGGATTTCGACCGCTTTTAGGCGGCGTCCCCCTGGGTTTATTTCTGCATTTTAACAGGAAGGGGTGTCCGCCGTGGCGAACAGAATCAAGGGTATCACTGTTGAGATCGGCGGGGATACCACCAAACTACAGACCGCATTAAAGGGAGTCAATTCCTCCATCCGGGATACGCAGTCGCAGCTCCGTGATGTGGAGAAACTCTTAAAATTAGACCCCGGCAACACGGAGCTGCTGGCGCAGAAGCACAGGCTTTTAGGCGAGGCAGTGGCGGGGACGAAGGAAAAGCTGGAAACCCTAAAGACCGCCGCAGAGCAGGCAAACACGGCCCTTGCCAATGGGGAAATCTCACAGGACCAGTACGATGCCCTCCAGAGGGAGATCATCGAAACGGAAAACAATCTGCGTGACCTGGAGCGGCAGGCAGGGCAGTCCGCTGTGGCATTACAGAAAATCGCCGCCACGGGTGAAAAGCTGAAGACTGTCGGGGATAACATTTCCTCTGCCGGTCAGAAGCTGCTCCCTGTCACGGCGGGCGTTACGGCTTTGGGGACGGCGGCAGTCAGCACGGCGGCAAATTTTGAGTCGTCTATGTCGCAGGTGCAGGCGACCATGGGCATCACGAAGGATGCCATGTCCACGGTCAACGGCGAGAGTGTCAATACAATGGATACGCTTTCCGCACTGGCAAAGAAGATGGGCAGCGAGACGGCCTTCTCCGCTTCGGAGTGTGCGGAGGCTTTGAACTACCTCGCCCTTGCCGGGTACGACACGCAGCAGATGTGCGACACGCTGCCCACTGTCTTAAACCTTGCGGCGGCCGGCGGCATCGACCTTGCAGCGGCATCGGACATGGTGACGGACGCCATGTCCGCCCTGGGCATGGGCGTGGATGAGGCGGGGACGATGGTTGACCAGATGGCGAAGACCGCCTCCACCACCAACACATCTGTGGCGCAGCTTGGCGAGGGCATCCTCACCATCGGTGCGACTGCCAAGACCGTGAAAGGCGGCACGGCGGAGCTGAACACGGCCCTCGGCATCCTCGCCAACAACGGCATCAAGGGCGCGGAGGGCGGTACACACTTAAGGAACGTCATCCTTTCCCTGCAGAACCCCACCGACAAGGCGGCTGCCTGTATGGAGCAGCTTGGCCTGGATGTTTACGATTCCGAGGGGAATATGCGCTCCCTCAATGACATCCTCGGAGACCTGAACACGAGCATGGACGGCATGACGGCGGCGGAGAAGTCCAACATCATCGGGCAGATTTTCAACAAGACCGACCTGTCCTCCGTGAATGCCCTGCTTGCCAACACGGGAAGCACATGGGATGACCTGCAGCAGTCCATCATTGACAGCGGCGGTGCGGCGCAGCAGATGGCGGACACACAGCTTGACAACCTGCAGGGGCAGATCACTATTTTAAAGTCAGCCTTAGAGGGGCTGGCTATTTCTTTTGGGGAGCTTCTGCTGCCCGCCATCAAAATGATTGTCGGATGGGTGCAGAAGTTCGTGGACTGGCTGAACGGCATGGACGAGGGGACGAAGAAAGTGGTGACTACCATCGCGCTCCTTGCGGCGGCTCTTGGGCCGGTGCTGATTGTCATCGGGAAAGTGGTGTCTGCGGTCGGCACGATTATGACCATAGTGCCGAAGGTGGCAGGAGTCATCAATACGGTAAAGACCGCTTTCGCCGCCTTAA